ATCGTATGCCTGCTCCGCTGGCTAACCGTTTTGTTCACTTGGAACTCACTGTTGACTGGGATGACTACTTTGAGTGGGCTACTGAAAACAAGATCCATAAGGATGTTGTTGGTTTCCTTACTTTCTCTAAGAAAGATCTGTACGACTTTGATCCTAAGAGCTCAAGCCGTGCGTTTGCTACTCCTCGCTCTTGGTCGTTTGTTAGCGAACTGCTTACAGATGACGACACTGACACTGACACTCTTACTGATTTGGTAAGCGGTGCAATTGGTGAAGGTCTTGCTATTAAGTTTATGGCACATCGTAAGATTGCTAGCAAACTGCCTGATCCGTCTGACATCCTTAAGGGTAAGGTCAAGAAGATGGAATCCAAAGAGATTTCTGCTATGTACTCTTTGACTGTTAGCCTATGCTACGAACTCAAGGATGCTTGTGACAAGAATGTCAAAGATTGGAATGACCAAGTTAACTGCTTCTTCGAATTTATGATGAATAACTTCGAAACTGAATTGGTTATTATGGGTACTAAACTTGCTCTTAGCCAATACAAACTGCCGTTGGATCCAGATGAGATCAAGTGCTTCGATGACTTCCACGCTAAGTTTGGTAAGTACATTGCGGCGGCTACTGAAAAGTAATTTGATTTAGCACCAATTGACACCGCCTTCGGGCGGTGTTATAATATATACATACAACAAAGGAGCAAGTATGAGCCATGTAGATCCAATTATTGACAAGATCATTGTAGCACGAGTTGGCTTGCTGTTGCGCCACCCTTTCTTTGGTAATATGGCTACACGCCTTAAGATTGAAGAATGCACCGAATGGTGTCCTACTGCCGCAACTGACGGTCGTACTATTTTCTTCAATAGAGATTTCTTTCAAAAACTAAGTGTAAAACAAGTTGAATTTGTTATTGCACACGAAATCTTGCACAACGTATTTGACCATTTAAGCCGTCGAGAAGGTCGTGATCCACGCATTTTTAATGCCGCCGCTGACTATTGCGTTAACGGACAAATTGTTCGAGATAAAATCGGTGACCACAATCTTCCGGATATTAAAATCTTCCACGATCAAAAATACTACGGCTGGAGTGCAGAACAAGTCTACGACGACATTTTTGAAAAGCACGACGAAGAAAGCCTTAAGGCGTTAGGCGAACTGCTTGACGATCATATTGACTGGGGAGAAGACAAAGGTAATGGTCGCCCTAAGTACACTAAAGATGAGCTAAAACAAATCCGAGATGAAATCCGCGAAGCTACAATGCAGGCTGCTCAGGCGGCGGGTGCAGGTAATGTGCCAGCAAGTGTACAGCGAATGATTAAGGAACTCACCGAACCTAAGATGAACTGGCGTGAAATACTACGTCAGCAAATCCAAAGTACTATTAAGAACGACTTTAGTTTTATGCGTCCAAACCGTAAGGGTTGGCATATGAACGCTATTCTTCCGGGTCAACAGTTTCAAGAAACTATCGATATCTGCATTGCTATTGACATGTCTGGATCCATTGGTGACGAACAAGCAAAAGATTTCTTAACTGAGATCAAAGGCATCATGGAAGAATACAAAGACTTTAAGATTAAACTTTGGTGCTTCGATACTCGTGTTTACAACGAAGCCGACTTCGACGGTTACACAATGGACGAGTTTAGCGACTATCAACCAATGGGTGGTGGCGGAACTGACTTTGACGTCAACTGGGAGTACATGAAAGAACACGATATTAATCCTAAAAAGTTTATCATGTTTACAGACGGTTATCCGTTTGGTAGTTGGGGTGATGAACTATACTGTGATACTGTTTTCATCATCCACGGCAACGATAGCATTGTTCCTCCGTTTGGAGAATATGCTTATTACGAGGCTATAAAGGAAACTGCTTAATGGCTTTAAAAAACGGCAAGCCCAACTCTTTAAATTACTTTGACGCACGAAAAGTTGGGTTTGCCGCACCTCATTTTAAATATCTTACTATTGAAAAATTTAGCCCTATATTAATCAAGCAATTAGATCTATGGATTAAACGTAATCTTAATCATAGATACTACATTGGGCAAAGTATTTCACTAGATTCTACTAATACCATAATCTACACAACACGTATCGGATTTGAAAGTGAAAAAGAACTTAGCTTTTTCACGATTGCGTGTCCGCATTTTCAATCCAGATAATTAACTGTGCAGTTCGAATAAGGAGAAACCATGACTGATACTGTAGAAAATCAAACTCAAACTGACGACAATATTCCTGTACCTGTTGAAGTACTCAACGTACAAGATTTGGTAGACATTGCAAATCTTATCGATGTTGTTACTCAACGCGGTGCTTTCCGTGCGGACGAGCTAAGTGCCGCAGGTGCATTATATGACAAACTAAAAACATTCCTAGCAACCTTGATGCCAAAAGAAGAAACATCAACTGAAGAAAATAAAGTTGAAGGAACTTACGAATTCAAGGGAGAGTAATTTATGAGCGAAGCAACTACGCCAGCACCAGAAAAAGAAGATATGGATTTAAGTCTAAATGACTTAAATGCTATGAAAGTCATTATCGATATTGCTAGTCCTCGTGGTGCATTTAAGCCTAATGAAATGGCTGTTGTTGGAACAACGTATAATAAACTAACTGCGTTTCTAGACAACGTAGCAAAACAAGCAGAGGCTGCTAAACTAGCAAAAGCGGCTGCTGGTCAACCGGAGGCATAAATTATGCAAAATTTAAAACATGTGGGTAGAATTAAAAGCACCAAGAAAAAAGTTCTTGTTGCCTATAGAACGTTACCAGGCGATGCATATTATTGCCTAGTCGTTCCAACAGAATCTTTGGAAGATTCCTATCATAATGCAATCATTAACCTAGTAGAAAGCCCAGCGGCACAATCTGCTTACGAGTTTGCCGAAGCATTAGACCGTACACAATTCCCTGACGGAAGTCGTATGTTGCCTAGTCTACATGCCAAAGGGATGTTACTAAAAGTATCAACCGATCAAGTTGAAATGACTCCAACTACTTCTACTAGTATTTTGCTTTCTGAATTAAATCAGATCATTGCAGAACAAAGAGGAGTGGCCGTTGACGGTCTTTCAATTGCTCCTGCTAGTGCAGACAAAGTCGAATACATGGATACAACTGAGAAGGAAAAAGTACGTGATAAAGGTCTTAGAACTACATCTCAAGATGTTAATCAAGAAGTTACCGAACCTACTTTTGACAGTCCAGAATCAGAAGCAAAATACTATCGTAGCCAAGCAGATAAGCTAGCTAAACAAGCAGCCGAAATGCGTCGTAAGGCCGAAGAACTTGCTCCTACTAAGAAAAAGGTTTCTGAAGTAGCGTGACTTCCCAGGGAAAAAATCTTCCCAAAGAAGTTGTAGATTATTGGCCTGAAGTATTCGGTGAAGTAAGATTACACGTCTTACCTCTCAAATATTTACACTCGGTTTTAATTAATTTTAAAGACGGAAAAGTTTGGGAAATTAAAGTAACGGCAAAGACTAAGAGCCAAGGTTGGGAGGCTTTTGAAAAATCGCTCTCCGAATTGGCTAAGTCTTACGAGCGAAAAATTGATAGTATTAATTTTAAGTTAGACACAGAAAAAATTAAAGTCGACATCGAAAAATCAACACAAAAATTTTTAAAGAAACGGAAATTGTAATGCAAGTGAAAATGATTAGTGTCAGTAAGCCCAGTGATGAAATGTTATCTCAGGGCATCGACGATGCACAAGAACTCATTGCATTTTGTGCAAGAGTTAGTAATCCTAGCAATCAGTTTAATACAGAAACTAGCGAAAAACTAATTCGTTATCTAATTAATCACAAACACTGGAGCCCATTAGAAATGGTTTCGGCTTGTTTAGAGATTACAACAACTCGTGATATTGCAAGGCAAATACTACGCCATCGCAGTTTTAGTTTCCAGGAATTTAGCCAACGATACGCAGATCCAACAAAGGATTTAAACTTTGTTCTTCGCGAGCCTAGATTCCAAGATACTAAAAATAGACAAAATAGTATTGACATCGATTGGGACAACGATGAGCAACGACAAGTTGCTTATCAATGGGAAAACCTACAAAACGACCTGATTAGGCGCACTCGTGATGCCTACGAGTGGGCAGTAAGCAAAGGCATTGCAAAAGAACAAGCTCGAGCAGTCTTACCTGAGGGTCTTATTGAAAGTCGTTTGTACATGAATGGAACGTTGCGTAGTTGGGTTCACTTCATCGAACTGCGATCTGCAAACGGAACTCAAAAAGAGCACCAGGAAGTTGCAAGAGCTTGTGCTCGCGCAATTGCTGAAATTTTCCCTATGATGTCTAGTATTACTTAAAAGTCTCAGGCGGAAACATTTTAATATGCTGTTCAAATTCAGCGGCTAACCATTTATAGTCGTTGATTTTGAGCAGCATTTCTTTATTGTCTTTATAAGTAGTACCAAACCACTCGCCAGCACTGGCGCCGCTTCGTGAATATTCTGCAAACTCTTCGCTACTGGTATTGTGGCGCCACTGATTGAGTCGATTTGTCGTTTCAGAATCGTCTTGTTTATTAATTACCTTACTACTTAGCTTTGCACATTCTCTAAAAGAACTACGCCAGGTACTTAACGGATCTGTATTAAATCTTGTAATATTTGCTACTGTTGAAATAATTTTAATATCTTTAGAAATACTAGTTGTCATATCAACAGAATCGACCGACATACGCAATACTTGTTCCTTAGGAAAAAGTTTAATACCACCATAGCCATATTCTAATCCGTTAACAGGATTACGGCTGTACCATAGATGTACCATTTCTTCTTCGTTAGGACTCAGTTTTCTATCAAAGTTAAACTCAAATGAAGGCAATATTTCTGCATCTGCATCTATAATCCACAGCATATTTGTTGATGCAATCTTTGCAGCTTCTATGTGTGCATTATGGATACCTTGTATGCCATTAACACGTAATACACGATTTGATATTCTACCTGGGTGATTTTTTAAAGCTGAATAGCGATCATCGGCGTAGGGTTCATTGTTAGATATGAACACAATATCATACCCTTTTGTATATGTTGCAATCTTCCCTGTGTTGATCGAATTAACAAAATATCTATAATCAAGTTCTCTTTTTGAAATCTTTCTAGATTTAGGAACTAATGCTAAACTTGTAGGAGTGAGATCGTTATTATTAGGCCACACATATATACGACTAATATCATGTGGAACAAAAGTAAAATCAAAAGTTAAATCGAGAAACGGGCCTTCCCATAAAAGCCATAGCATTTGTGTCTTTGCTTTCGACCTAGCTTCGTCGACTGTTTCTACGGCCTGAGCGTAGGGATAGAGTTCTTTTAAATTGTTAAAATCGTCTCCCTTGCTACCGATAAAAAACAAATCATACATGTTTTTTTCTTAACCCTCTTGGAAAATTCTGATATGTTGCTTTAAAAAATCTACTGCCGGCAGGATCGAGATTTGCAATTTCTAACCCACATTTTTCTCTTAACTCTCTGCCATAAAAATTAATTTGTTCTGTGTAGACTTCTGGTGTTGCATTTTCATAATGTTCATTCCAGTAAGTTGTTAGGTAATCAAAATCACGAACATTTGTGTAGTCCCAATCTGTGCAATTTGTTAAGGCGGCACCTTCCCTTGCACCTAGTATACTAAACATTCCGTTTTCAACATCAGCTCCTACACTTGACCATATTAGCAAACGTTGATAATTTTGCCAGTATGTACGTTTTATATCTTTTACGCGAGCTCCTTGTTCCAGTGACATTTTTACACCTTCTCTAAATCCTGCTCGCCATGCTTGGAAGGGACTAGCATTAGTAAAACTTTCGCTATAGTTACTATCAAACTGGTAGTAATAATCATCAAAACAAAATTCAACTAAACCTTTAGTATCTGAAGGATTACTGTTTTCGTGTGTACGCATGTTATTAACAAACTTACGTGTCCACATCTTAAGTCCACCATTTCCATACATCAAATGGTTTACATGAACTTTACCAGTCCAACTAAACACATGATTAGGTGTTAAACCTAGTTTTTCTAAATCTATTTCTAATTCTAAAAATGCTGGATCAATAATATTGTCAGCATCAACTGTAACAAAATATTCTGTTTCACTCTGAGCAGCACAGGCTTTGTGAGCAGCATCACTGCCTTTTACGCCATGAACACGTTTTGCCCACGGTACTTTTTTTAACAAATCTGCATAATTTTTTTCTGCATTAGGTTCGTCATAACTAAGAAAAATAATGTCTTGTTCAATAACTTTAATTGTTGTCATAAACTATCTTAAGTCCGTAAGTTTCGAATACTAATTTGCTAGATACTAATATATCGTCTATGTGATATTCCTTATCTATGGTAAAGGGTTGATATACTTTATCTTTGGCTAATAACAAAGATGTGTCAAGATAAATTGTTCTATATATAAAATTTAAATCTTGAGAATTTGATATAAAAACTGCAATGTTCCTTGAAAGCCCTTCTTGGATTAATCTTGTTTTAGCTGAAGGTGTAAGATAAAAGTTCCATCCGTATACTTTCTCGTTCCATTCTACTACAAATTCTACATTATCTGAGGACTCTATAGGTTTTATAATTTCAAATATATTTGTTCTTCTGATAAAAAATTCATCTTCTTTCGGAATAATTGTTAGGCCAGATTTTTCATCATAGCATACACAATAATCATTTATAGACTGAGAACCGTCAAGAAATGAAATGGCTACAGATTTTTCCACTTCTAAAAAATAATCTAATTTATCGTTAAGTTCGTTAGTTACAGATAAAATATTTCCTGTTTTTTTATCGTAATAAACAAAATAATTTTCTGGCGGTGAAGGAGCAAGAAGCTGCGCTAGTTCTTCTTCTGTAAAATATATTACATCATCATCTTGCATCTGGCAACTCCTTAATCAGATTGAAAATTTCCTCTGTTAAAAAATCTTTTTCTACATAGTGAAAAACTTTTTGTTGTTTTATATTAGCAATATGTAATTCTCCCCGTTTATTCATAAAAGAATTAACTGCATTTTGCCACTTTGCATTATCTAGTAACCATCCTTGTATAGCTGGTTTCATATGAACAAACTCTAAAGGACAATTTTTTTCAACTACTTCATCTTCAAAACTAGAAATTTTTAATGCTATTGCAGCCGAAAGATCTAAACTTAACCAGTCCTGATATTCTTTTGGCGCATATTGTCCGTAACAATGTTGCCAATTGTTTATAACAAACTCTAAAGTTTTGAAAAATGCATGAGCAAAATCTGATTTCCTAAAATAGTGTATTGCACAATAAACGTTAGGTAAATTATTTTCAATAAATGCTTTTCTATGTTTTAAATCTTTTTCAACTACTTCGTCTTTATAATTTTTAATTCTTGTACAAAATTTTAAATCATAGTTGTCTAAATAATTCCACCAACTAGATATGTCTTCTAATATTAACATATCGCTGTCCAAAACTATAGTTTGATCATACGGTGTTGCATGGTATGTTTTCCATCTATCTTCAGTAGCAAGTACTGTCGATTTACTATCTGACCAAGGTATACTAATTACATGATCAAATAAATTCTTAAATTCTTCGGGCACATTATCATTCGTAATTATCGAAACATTACTAATCACAGACTGTGTTTTTTTGATAGTTAGTGCTAAAGCACATGCTTGATGAACGTAATCAACCTCTTGAGAATTTTTTGCAAAAATAACAAATCCTTTAGACATTAACTACTCCTTACCGCATCTATGCATCGAGATAGACTTATTTTATTCATAACATGGATGTCTAAATTTTTTGTTTTGGCGGCAATATATTCGCCTAGATAATTTTCTTTTTCAACTAAGAATTGCATTCCGGTTTCTTGTATTTCCATTAATACGTCTTTGTCTGTTGTAAAAATCATTTTTCCTGGCAATTCTAAAGGTAAATCGCTAGCTATTTTTCCATTTAGTAAATGTATTGCAATACTAAATGAATAGTCGTTTCTATAGATTGTCGAGTCTATATTGTATAACGCTCTAAAATAAAACCAATTTTCTTTAATGTAATCTACTAAAATAAACAATGCTTGTGTCCACGCGGTTTTCTTAAAAATAAAAACTGTTGCCCAGTAAAACGGAATACTCTGATCATTTATTCTTGCAAACTCCGGATGTTGTCTCCATGTTGTTAAATCCATGCTAGATTTATAAATTTGAAAATCTGCATCTCTTTCTAAGGCAGGTTTTAATATGTCTGAGTTAATAATATAGTCGCTGTCAATAACTAGTGTTGTTTCAAACGGAGTGATATCATAAATTTTTGTTCTAGATAAATTTTTCCACTCTAACACTTTACTAGCTAGGGCACCGTCGTGGAAAGCTCGACGCCCTCCTGACGGGCCGTCTACGTGAATTACATGATCAAATTTATGATCAGGGTAAGCAGATTCTAGCCAGCCTTGACTGTCAGTAGCTAATGCCACAGGTATGTTTAAATGTTTTTTAAGTTGCTCAGCAGCAAAAACCGCAAGTTTAACATAATCAACTGCGCCATTATTTTGCGCGAAAATTAATGCACCAGTTGTCATAGATCGATTAAATCTTTAATTTTTCTTTTAGATTTGATTTCAGAATACTTTACTGCGTACCCGTTAGCTGCTTCAAAATAAATTGAGAAAATTTCATCATGAAATTTTAACATGTCGTCAATAATAACTGGAATGCTATTATCGTCAATAAGGACGACGTCAGAAGTAATGCCCTTGTCTATTAATAGTTTCGAAAAATTGATTAGTTCGATAGTAACTTTAAAAGTTCCACCGTTGCAATAGTGGACTAATTTTTGATTTAATTCTTCTAAAATTATCTTTTTTTGTCCGGCTAAAGTAGCAAAATAGTTTGTTACTTGGAATGCCTTTTCAATGCGTTCATCCATAGATAATCCTTGTAGTTATATACTACTTTAATTATCTATTATTTTGGAGAAGGATTATAATTGTGAAGATGTAGCAGCTGGTGCCGGAACCGATACGTTAGAACCCGAAGCTCTACGAACTTGACATGTTCCGATTAATGTTCCGTCTACATCTTCGTCAACTGCTGGGCCTGGTTGATTATAACCTGTTGGGTCAGGTTGTTGGTCGCCGGTGTCATCATCACGGAATTCTAATGTGAATTCCAATTGATTACCGCTAACTTTCCTAGCATAAATGTAAAAATCGTTTTCTGCATAAACACCTGCTGGAGCAGGTTTCCAGAAAATCTGTGTGTTAGATCCTGGCAGATTTGACCATCCGTAACTTGAACCTGTACCTGAACCACTACAAGTTGTATCGGAATAAGCAAATGTTATGGTGCCCATTCCAGATAACATTGCGGTCCATGTATTGTTTTTAGATCCAGAATTTCCGCCAGAACGACTAGCACTAATTTGAACATTACTACCAGTATTAAAAAAGTGTCTTGCAGCATTATCGCTAGGCCATGTTAATGTAATAACTTGTTGTAATACACCATTCCACGGTAAAGTTCTTGTCGAGCTAGTAACAGTTTCTAAGGTAGCTTCACCTGCAGGAGGAGTAGCTAGTCTGTTAGCAACAATTAGTGCTGCCATACTTGAACAAGAAGAATAAATTGAGCTAACAATAGTTGCGCCTGCCGCTGCTAATGGAATACTTGCAGATTCGTCTGCGCCTGTTTGGTGTTGTCTAGCTTTTAATAAATCTGATCTTAGATTAATCCATTGCTGAGCTGTAACAACTGAACCTGCCGAAATTTGACTGCTAGCAAGACTTTGTCCGTAGCCAAAATCTCCTGTACCAGTTCCCATAACAGATTGTACTGTTGATTGTACTGTATTGTAGTCGGTTAATTGGATTAATGGCATGTCTTACCCTATTATAAAATTACTGCTTCAATTAGCTTGATTCCAGTATCATCGCTTGATTCTAGTGCAATGCCAAAAACATCACTTGCGTGTGGAACTGCGGCCACTGCTGCGCCCTCGTTTGAAGCAACTAGTCGCTGTCCTTTTCTAACTACTCCAACAACTTTTACTGGAACACGGCCTTTAAGTGCAATATAAGTTCCGCCTTCTAACTCGCTGTTCATCATGTATGCAGGATTAGCAGATACAACACCAATTGCTCGGTCGCCGTATTTGCTTGCAGTAACTTCTTTTTCACCGCCTACAACTACAACTGTTCCAACTTCATATTCTGCATCTGCTAGATATTTTTCTGCCAAGTCAGCATATTGTGCAGAAGTAGCAGTACCACGGAACGTAGTAGCGTATAAATCGCCAACTGCATCTCGTGCGGCAATTGTTGGGGTTCCTGCGTTAATTGCTGTACTTGCTGTTCTAGGTGTTCCAGCTAAAGTTAATGAATTAGCTTGTGTAGCAATACCTTCAAATTGGTTAGCATAAACAGTATTATATTTGAATGTATTAGAACCAATATTAGAATTACCATCTGTATCTGGTAAAATGTCGTTGCCTATTAACTTTAAGGGAATCTTAGTTACAGATGCTACCGTAGTTTGGAAAATCATCGTATTAGTATTAGACTGGAATACAGGATTTCCGCCTGGGTTAATGGATACTTGTAATTTCTTTGTTGCTAAACCAACTGTAAATCCAGGATCAGCAAATTCAACTTGTGTATTAAATGTAGCACTACTAGCTTGAACAAACGAACTAGCTGGGTATCCGCCTAGCAAATCGGCATTAGTTGCAGTTCCGTAGAATTTAATAGGAGGTGTAGTTTGTCCGGGCGCTGCTGGGTTATTAGTATTTCTTAAGGTAATACCAGGATGTACATCAGTAAATCCGTCGATAGCATTGACGGTGTCTTTTAATGTAAATGTTACTGTTTCTGTGCTGATAATAAAAGAAACTACACCATTTACAGTTGCACAAATAATAGCATGTGATCCGCCTAGTGTATCTACTACTAAACGACTAACCATTTCTGTTTGCTGTGTACCAGCAGACTGTGGTCCAATTAGTGTAAAAGTTGTTCCGTTATAAGCATACAATTGCTTGTTGTCAGTGTCCCACCAAAAATCGCCTACTGTCAAACCTGGGGGTTCTGTATTTCCGGTTTCAGCTCCGCCAGTTGTTCTAAAGTATGTTCCATCAAAGAACTTTAACTTTTTATTGCTAGAGTCAAACCAAATTTGTCCTCTGATTGGCTTAGATGGTGGTGAACCGTAGGCAAAATTTTCAAGCAATTTTACAAAATTTTCATTCTGAATTTCGCCGTAGCCTGCGTAATTTTTACCAATTAATTTAATGTCGAGCGTGCTGTCAATAGTGCCATCAGCTACTACTGCTACCTGGTCTCCACTTGTTTTATTAATAGTGTATGGCATCTGGATTATTCCTTGTTCCTAGTATTTATTCGTTTTTGAGCAGTTGTAAGCATCAGATATCAGTGTTATACGTCCATGTTCCTGAAACTATAGAGTACAATTTATTTGTCCTAACCCCGCCATTTATACAATGAATTCTGCATAAAGTGCCGTCTTGATAATCAATAGCTGGAAACACTTTTTCAATAATGCTTGATGCAATAGCTGATGTTTGATTAGCTAGCCCAGTTGTATCGGCAGAAATTCCTAAAGATTTAGATGCTAGTTGTGTGTCAACATAACCCTTAGTTGCAGCATCTGTAGAACTTGACGGTGTAGCTAAATTAGTAATACGCTTAGAACTTACATTTACTGTGCCCGACCCTGTAGGAACTATGTTAATAGTTCCGTTTAAAAGTGTAGAACCAATATTATTTGATGTAATGTTAATAGATCCAGCGTAAAAATTAGTTTGTGTTCCTATACTTGTTAAACCTGGAGCACTTGTAACTGTTGATCCTAGCGTAGTTTGACTTAGCACGTCAAAACCGTTAATTTTGTAGCTTTTGTTAACTGCAAGGTTAAAGTTTTCTGAACTATTCCAACTAGTATTTGCGGTTGTCCACGTTAACGTTTTATCGCCATCACCGCCGCCTTCCAATAAAATTCCGCCACCTTCAGCTGTAGAATTACTAGGTGTATCAACTTTACCAAGCTCAATTAATAAATCTTGTACTTGTAGATTTGTAGTATTAATTGTAGTTACTGCACCTTCGACAGTTAAGTCTCCTGTGATCCTAACACTACCAGTTACGTCAAGTTCAGCCTGAGGTGTATCAGTAAAAATACCTACACGCTCGTTCACTGCATCAATAAAGAATCCTGGTCTTAATCCGTTAACATTCTTTACACTAATTCTAAAATTTTGATTACTTCTGTTAGAATTAATAGCACAAACTGTATTTGAAACTAAAAATTCATTTTGAGTGGCTGGGCCAAGTTTTAACGGTGTTGTGTTTAATATAGAGACTGTTCCATTAATTGCAGAATCCTGGTCGTTTAACACAAAGTTTTCAACAGTTTTTAAAGCACCCAAACTATCAATTAAATTATAAGCTGAAGTAGCTGAAGTTTTAAATTGTAATCCAGATATCGTTCCTTGATTAAAACCTGGAGTTATAGTTCCAGAAAAACCTGGTATTGCAGTTGCTGGTGTAAAACTATCTTTAGCAAAAATACCTAACAACGATGCTCCAACATAAAAATAAATTACTGTATGACTATTATTACTAGTATCTAGAATATCAGTTACTTGGAAACCACTTATTCCCTGTTGTTCTGTATAAAGAGGGCCAGCAAGTAATGTAGACACACCGTCATTAAAATACAGTTGCCTTCTAAAGCTATCAATCCAAATATCACCTTGTGATATTGAACTAGGAGCACTTGAACTTACAATTGTTCCGCCGCTTACTTTCCAACCATTACCATCATATACTTTTACCCTGCCTTCACTGGTATCATACCATAACTGTCCTTGTACCGGATTATTGGGCTGACTGTTATTGGCAAAGTTCTCTAGTAAGTGAACAAAGTTTTCGTTAAAGTATTCTCCGTAA